GGCGCGGCGTAGCATTGCAACGCGAGGCAAGGGAGTTTGCAGTGGGAAGCGACTTATGGGCGCTTCCCGGTGGAAACACCAACACGGCGCGGCAAGGTTTGGCATCGCGGGGCGTGGCCCGGCGCGGCGCGGCAAAGCGAGGGCAGGGGGAAGCCGCAAGGATTCCCGGTGCGTTTGCATCAACACGGCCTAGCAAGGCGTTGCACGACATGTTCTGGCGATGCGAAGCGAGGCAAGGCGAGGGTTTACCGGGTAGGCGATTGGCGACAGTCGCCCCCCCAGTAAGTCCCAACCGGAGGGGTTCCGGGCGCAACGGGTAGGTCAAGGCAGGCCATTGCGGCACAAGCCACAAGATCAACACCCAGTAAGGAGAAACGAAGATGAAACGAGCAGTCGTAAAGATTACGGGCGTAAGCCCATACAGCCAGAGCCGGTTCCACCAGACGGAGGCGCGCGACAAAGAAGGAAAAGATGACTTCGAGCGGCGCACCTGGCGCGAGAAGATGCACTCCAATGGCGACGGGAACGTGATTATCCCGCCGATGTCGTTCAAAAACTGCCTGGCCGAAGCCGCAAAGTTCTTGAGCGTCCAGATACCCGGAAAGGGGAAGAGCACATATACGAAGCACTTTGAGGCCGGTGTGATGGTTACGGACCCGATGGTTCTGCCTGTTCTGAAAGACGACGTTGCCGGGGAATGGTTGTTCGTCCCCGCATCCGGGCGACGCGGAGACGGGGCGCGAGTTCAGAAGTGCTTCCCGATGATCCCCGTTTGGGGCGGCGAGGTCGAATTCATAATCATTGACGACACTATTAATGAGCAGGCATTCCGCTATCACATTGAGCAGGCAGGGCAGTTGATTGGTATTGGCCGGTTTCGTCCGCGCAACAACGGATACTACGGTCGATTCAAGGCGGAAATCCTGACATGGGAGGATTACTCATGAGCCAGGTTAAGGTGTTTATCACCGATGTCGGAGTTGATACCAGGTTCCTAGTTGAGCTGATGCGCAAGGCCAGCCCAGGCGAGATCATCACCTATACCGCCATGAATGCGGCCTGCGAGCGTGACGTGCGGAGCAACCGGCACCTGATCGACAGTGCTCGCCGCATCCTGCGCCGTGAACACAGCATGGTGTTCCGCGCCGTTGATAATGAGGGTTATCGCCGGCTGGCCGATGATGCCATTGTTGATACAGTGAATGCAGACCGACGCAACCGGATGCGCCGGCAGGCCGCTGTTGCCGTGCAAGAGCTTTCGTGCGCGAAGTACGATGATCTCGGCCGAGATAAGCAAGTGAAACACAACACTGGGTTGGCCCTGTTTGGGTCTCTATATCAAGCAACCAGCCGGCAGAGTGTGGCACGATTGCACCAGCGTGTCGTAAATGCTGGCGGCAGTATCGACCTAAGCGGCACACTCAAGATGATCGGATGGTTGGCAGATTGAACACTCTCCCGACTCGCCGCGTGCGCTGGTCTCCCGGCTATATAAATGGCGCATTTGCATTACCTTGACTTGACGGAGAACAAGTACGCATCGCTGTCGGGATTATCGGAGAAAACGCGAAGGCTGATATATGGTATTGCGTTAAAGATGGCGTATTGGCGGAATGTTGAATCTTGAAAGGTGAATATGATTGAGATTCTTAACGAAGACTGCATGGCTATGATGGAGCGCTATCCAGATAAACATTTTGATTTGGCAATAGTTGATGTGCCGTATGGCATAGGCGAAAATGGAGATAGAAATGCAAGCAGGGGAAAGCTGGCAGTTGCGAAAGATTATAAGGCTTTTGCTGGCGGAGATGTTAATGCACCACCTGTTGAGTATTTCAATGAACTTCTAAGAATAAGCAAGAACCAGATTATTTGGGGTGCGAACCATTTTATTGACCGTATAGCAAAGCCAAGCCCATGCTGGATTGTCTGGGATAAGGTTACCGGTAACTCCGACTTTGCTGATAGTGAACTAGCATGGACAAGTTTCAAAACATCTGTGCGTAATTTTAGGTTTCAATGGAGCGGAATGCTGCAGGGAGACATGAAAAATAAAGAGGTGCGCATCCACCCAACACAAAAGCCCGTAAAGCTCTATGAATGGCTTTTGGCCAACTACGCGAAGCAAGGCGATAAAATCCTTGATACGCATGGCGGGAGCATGAGTAGCGTGATAGCAGCAATCAATCTCGGATTCGACATTACTTGTTGCGAACTTGATGAGGATTATTACAGAGCAGGTAAAGCGCGTGTAGAACAACATCAGGCACAAGGTTTGCTATTCGCACCAGAGCAGGCAATTCCTAAGCAGGATACGTTGATATGAAAATCCTACTAGCGACCTTCGCGCTTGTCTTTTTGAGAGCCTTGCAGTCACAAAATGTAATCCACGGTAATTACATCGCAGCGGCTATCACGCCATATTCATTAGCGGTTGCCGAAGTAGCAAGTATCATGTGGGTCGTGCAAACAGGATGGGATGCGATACCGTGGGTCGGCACAGGAGGAATGTTAGGCGCGACATTAGCAATGTATATACACAAGAAAGTGCGGACAATTTGCGATTAAGTGTGCGCAATTTAGATTGAGGTAACTGTCCCCCGCCATAGATGGCGTGGCTTTCAACGCATAGCTAAGGGTCGGCGCACTTTTGCGCAGTACCACTTGAGCGCCGGGTTAGCAGGCAAACGAACGGAGGAAGCATGAGCAGAGACACGGAATGCCCTTACTGTGGCGAGGGCGTGGAAATCAACCACGACGACGGCTATGGGTACAACGAGGACGAAACGCACCAGCAGGAATGCGGCGCGTGCGGCAAGACCTTCACTTACACGACGATGATTCATTTCAGCTACAGCACCAGCAAGGCGGACTGTCTTAACGGGGGCGAGCATGACTATCGCAAGACGGCGACATACCCGCCTGAGTTCGCGCGCCTGCGCTGCAAGGTGTGCGACGACGAGAAGCCACTGCCTGCTAACTACATCATGGACACCACGACGCGCGGTTTTGAAGAAAGTCAACACGATCTACCCCCCAGTTGTGCCCATTTCACCACCCGGGCCTGAAGGCCGAGGTTCACGGAGCAAAGTCATATGAGCGTATATCGCAACAAAAAATTGCTTGGTCTGGCCCGCCAATCGCCAAAGTGCTTTTGTTGCGGACGCGAAAATGATGGAACGGTCGTCGGTGCCCATGCCGACATGCAGGAAATGGGCAAGGGGATGGGGTTCAAGGCCGCCGATCTGGTCGCCTTCGTTTGCCACCATTGCCACGATCAGATAGACGGCCGCGTTACTGGTTTAGATGCCAGCGGCCGCAAGTACGAATGGATGCGTGCCGCTCTGTTGTCGCTGCGCTGGGCGCTTGAAACACATCCAGAGGTATTCAAGTAACTGTTCCCCTCCCTAAAGGGTGGGCTTTCAACATCATGGATACCACGATGCGCGATTTTGAAGAAAGTCAACACAAGCAACCTACGGTTGCGCCCATTTCGCTCCACGGCCTCAATGCCGAGGTTTCCCGGAGCGAAATCTGATGAGCAAATATGGCGCCGTAAAAACTATGGTGGATGGGCACTGCTTCGCCAGCAAAGGCGAGGCGGGCCGATACCGCGAGTTGGAAATTCTGATGTCTGCCCACCAAATCAATGACCTACGGTTGCAGGTAGTCTACGATCTCGCTCCAGCAGTCATGATCCTCGGCAGGCGGCGCCCGCCGTTGCGCTACGTTGCGGACTTCGTTTACATGCGCTACGGCCGTGAGGTGGTAGAGGATTTCAAGGGCGTGCGAACTGAGGGCTATCGGATAAAGCGCCACTTGATGAAGGCCATCCACGGAATTGATATTTACGAGACGGGCGCGAAGTGATGCCGCACGCATTGTTTACACTCGCACATATCACGTATACACTTTCTGTGTGGGGAAAAGGCCGGCCAGCCCTGTCCTGCTGCACCAGGACTTACCCACCCTCCCATTCTAAACGCTTGTGCTAGGAGTATTCATGCAGTCATTCCAGCTTCACCCGCTATGTACCCTATTCCCACGTATGTCCGGGGTCGACTTCGCGGCACTTGTCGCAGACATCCGTGCCAATGGTCTGATAGACCCGATAACACTTCACGATGGCATGATCCTTGACGGTGGTAATCGAATACGGGCATGTCACGAGGCAGGGATAGAGCCGCATTTCCGTGAGTTCGAGGGCGGCAGCATCGTCGCCTATGTGCTCTCTATGAACCTTCGCCGGCGCCACATGACGCCAGGGCAGCAAGCAGCTATTGTGGCCAGCGCGCAGGATTGGAGCAACGCTCAGACTGTTGGCAATCCGCAATTCGGTAAGATTACCGGATTGCAAACTGGCAATCCGCAATTCGGTAAGATTACCGGATTGCAAACTGTCGCCGGACGCGCCGCTATATCAGGAACAAGCGAAAAGACCCAGCGTAACGCAGACAAGGTAGCCAGAGCCGACCCAGAACTAGCGAAGGAGGTGGCTAGGGGGGAAAAGACGCTACCGGAAGCCGTAGAGATGGTCACAGGGAAACGTCCAGGGGCAAAGCCGGAGACGGAACCGGAAGAACCACAATACGATCCTCATGAAGATGAACTTGCAGTAGCTCATGAGACTGTCCGTGAGCTTGCCGCCGAGAACGAAGCGCTGAAAGACCGCCTTGCCGTAGAAGCCATGCCTGGCTGCGATGACGACAAAACG